GAACCTTTCATGTTTGTTTCAAAGAACAAGCCCGGAGAAATTATGATTCAGAAGAATGTTGCAAACAGAGTTCTCGCAAATCTTGACGAGACCGCTAACAAAATTGATTCCCTTGTCAAAGCGGGCAAGATTAATCCGAAGGTCGCTTCTTCTCTCGTGAGGGATATCGATACGTTTGCTGACCGTTTCCAGGTTGCAGCATTCGGACCGGGTTCCCTGAAGCGTCACTCGGAAAAGGTCGCGAAGGTCCTTCAGAAGGATTCTGATGAACCATACATGAATACCTTCGATAACCCGAATAAGGTTATCCAATCGGACTCTGACGAACCGTACATGCACAGGACGGATAAGTCTTTCAACTCCGATGCGATCAATAACTACGATCAGGACCGCACCACCACTGTGACTGATCGTAAGGAACATAAGATTCGTGACTTGTCGGAGTGGTCTGAACCCACTAAGCAACAGCCTTCATGGGCGAAGGGTCCGGCTGGTAATAGCACGAAGCAGGGATCATCTCCCCGCGCTGCTTCTACCAAGACCTGGGCTCCCTGATCTACGGCGTCTCGGATTTGAGCTAACGCCAATAATATTGGCCGCACTCGAGAAGGCCGTATGACTGCACGAATAGCGTTCGTTGATGACCAGCTGATTGCCAGGGATTTCAATACTGGCGATGTTGTGCGCAAAGCTGGTTTGCGTGACTTTGTTTTAAGTCCGTATATCGGTCGCGTCATCTATTCGAACGTAGACACTGGGAAGATTCAGGTGCAATGGCCGTGGGGTGCAGAGCTTGAGACTGCATCTGAACTAATTCGGGACACATCTGGGTTTTTTGCTATCACTCAAGCTGACCAGAGTTATTCAACCTGGGAAGGCGCGAGAAATGATGGCTCGGACGCCGCTCAGAAAGCTGATCAGAAGTTTCGGAAGAAGCTCTCATCACGTGTTGTTGACGCTTACGAAGACTTGACTCTCCCCCTTTGGAGAGCGGCTTGTGAAGCGTGGCATTGCGAAATGGATGAGATTGAGACTTATTTCCGGATGGCTTCTGTCTTCGGTAAAGAATATGGGCAAGAAGCTGTCCGACTGACAGTATCTAATTTGTACGAGCACGGTCGTCGTCTTTCCATTTATTGGAAAAACAATAAGCGTCGTTACAAAGTGACCCAGAAGGAGAAATCTTCTGGGAAAGTAGTTTGTCCACGTTGTAAGGGCATGCTCAAACCTCGTGTTTATCGTCAAGGTAAGCGTGTTCTCAAATGTCAAGGTTGTAGTTTCATAATTCACCCTAGCGATTTAAAATAATAAGTCGAGTTAAGGATGGCTTAGATGTCCGATCTCCAAAATTATGTCGTTGAACGTCGTGTAATGGACGGCGTTGTAGTGGTGCAGATTGATGAAAAAGATGGTGAAGACCCATATTGGATGGGTGTGGTAGAGAATAGTGAAGATCCAAAATCAGAATGGGACTTTACTGGTAGGCCACAATCCACTCCAGAAAAAGCAAAAGCTCGTTTTCTTTCTGATCGTCGAGCCAGTGCAACTCAAATAAAGAAAGCTACAATGTCCAACATCCATCGTGAACACGCCGCAGAACTGGTTAAGATTGCCAAACGGATTGCTAGTAGTAATCCGCGACTCAGTCGTCAACTCAATGCTGCAGCCCTGAAAATGGCTGTTAATAATATGGTTACCATCCAAAACTATGTAGGTATGATTACAGAAGATTTGGAAAATGAAGATGAATCAGCGGCGTTAAAACACGTCAAGGAACTTGCCGCAACGGTCGGGAATTCACATTCTGCTTCTACCAAGACTGGGGGGGCTCCTAGTCTTAAGACCAAAGTCATAGTCGCTTTGCGTTCTTTGATAGCATCCGTATCAATCGATGATGTTATAATGAGAATTGAAGACGCTTGTGATTCAGTTTTTGAGAATGGGCAACTGCTTCCTACATTTAGCCCAGACGAAACCCCGACACATAGGATTGAAGTTCAGGGATTGCCTTTATCTATAGATGTATCCACAGATGATCCGGAAAGTGATAGTAACACATATATTTTAAACTGGACCGGTCCCGAAAAGGAAGTAGCTGGATTAGTTGTTGGTTCACCGGAAACGTCTGGTGACGTATATACTATTGGAGTATTTGAGGACCCGTCTGAACTCAAATCAATACTCACCAAAACAAAATCCGGCGGTTCTATTATGGACGCTCTCTTGAAGCGCGGCTTCTGAAGCACATCAAGGAACTTGCCGCAACGGTCGGGAGGTAACACTCTGCTTCTACCAAGACTGGGGCTCCTAGTCTCGACAGAGAATGGAAGGCATCTATGAAACCATCACAACTCGCCGGTCAACTTCGTCGCATCGCTGCTGCGATCGATTCATCACGGAATCCTGATCGAGGTCTTGTCATTAAGGACATACGTCGAGTTTTGTTGGCCATGGATCCGGAAGACCAGGGACAATCCAATGGTAATACCGCCGGTCCCATTGACTGGATGAAAAATAAGAAGAAGAAGTACGACGACAATAAAAAACTTGACAATGATGCGGACGCCCTCCACGAGAAAACGTTACAAGCCCAAAATCCGGATACATCTCCAGAGATCTTGGCTAAATTAGCAGATGATGATGAATTAACAATTCGTTGCGATGTCGCCCGTAATCCGAATACGCCCCCAAAGATCTTGGCTAAACTAGCAAATGATGATGATAAGAATGTTCGTTGCGATATCGCCCGTACGGAGAGTACGCCTCCAGAGATCTTGGCTAAACTAGCAGATGATGATGATGAGGGTGTTCGTTCTCGTGTAGCCCGTAATCCGAGTACGCCTCCAGAGATCTTGGCTAAATTAGCAGATGATGATAGTGCAGAAGTTCGTAAGGAGTTAGCCCGTAATAAGAAAGCGCCTTCAGAAATCAAGGCCAAATTAGCCAGTGTGCTTCATATGAAGCCGTCACAACTCGCAAGTCAACTTCGTCGTATCGCTGCAGCTATTGATCGGTCAAAGAATCCTGATCGAAGGCTTGTATACCGGGAGATTCGGCGCGCATTAGCATCTATGAATCAAATTTCTAGTCTTCATAAGCAGGGAGACCCGGCGTCTAACGGTTGGGACTTCTCCGTTACTTTTGATCCCTCAACTTCTACTGATATCGAGAAAGTCTTCTCGATTAGTGGAACATATATGGGACAGATCATTTCAGTGCAGGTTAAGTGCGCCATTGAAAATGGTGTTTTTGCTGGCTATAACGAGTACATTATCGATCAAGGCACTTTTGATTTTTCTCAAGATGATCAAGCAACTGAGATAATAATGGATGCATGTCAGGCTGACCTTGGCTCGATATGAAGCCTTCACAGTTAGCAAGTCAACTTCGTCGTATTGCTGCAGTTATTGATCGGTCAAAGAATGCTGAAGTCGATTAATTCTTTCCAATTTATGACACGGTCTACATGATCTTCTACCATCATGTCTAATGTAGGCATCACTCAGAGAGTGTCCGCGTTTGCAATGTGTTTGATTTTGTCGAGCTATCTTACATGATTCAGATATCTTTGTTTTATGTTCTATGCTAAGGGTTCTTCCTTTATGGAACAAACTTATTTTTGCTATACGTTCAGGACTTAATTTTTTCCCTGTAAGTCTTTCTGATATTTTTGCTCTTTCTTCTTGACTTAATTTTCTTCCGGTATTTCGAATAGACATTTTTGTCCGAACTTCTTCATTCTGCATAAATCGTTTCATTGATTCCGATATCTTTGTTCGAACTTCTGGTTGACTTGATGCTCGATAGTGGTTGAGTTGTTCGATTAAATGCGGATTCGCTGCTATCACAGATTTCCCGTGTTCGGCCAATTTTCTTCTTTGTTCATCAGTAAGATTCAATTTCTTGCCTTTAACTGCCGCAGATCTTTTTGCTCGGGATTCTGGCGTGTTGAGCGCGGCTTTTGATAACGTAGACCTTTTGGTTTTTGACTCTGGTGTATTTAGTGCAGCTTTGTTATTAGCTCGAGCTTGAGGCGTATTGGTCCAAGCGATGACACGCGATGTCATTTTTTCTCGATATTCAGGGCAGTCCCATGGATTCTTGCGAATTGGGTGTGGAGCATGAGAGCCACCAGGAGCCAGATTGAACCCTTTCTCTGGGTTTTGTGTGTCCCACTGTTCAATTAGTACTCGTTCAGCGGCGTTAGCGTCTTCAAGATCCCAACTCATTGCAAGAACTTCATGTTCGAAAGCGGTAGGGCCGTACTTACGAATCGCGTTGGGGAAATGCCAACGTCCACCCTTCGCATTCTTGGCAGCGTTGATATGATTTTTCCAACGCTTTTCCATGGTTTGACTAGTCAAACCAATGTAACGACGTCCGGATTCTACGTGAGTATGGCAGTAAATGGTCCAGCGTTTCATGCTGGAACGGTCCTATAAAAGCTCTAAGATTCCATAATCTTTTCTGCAACACGCATTCGCCTGACATCATCCCAGACTTTTCCTAGATCTGACGGTCGTAGGTCTTCATACTCAACTTTTTGACCATGATCATCACAGAATTTCCGGAATTTTTCTAGGAACTCTTCTTTCCTGTTTTTCCGAACTGCCGCCGCACGTCTCTTAGCCACCGAACTCTTTGACCGGGTGGCTCGTGATACGGCTCCAGATACGGCTCTCCGGATTTTGATAACTATTTGTGCAAGTGCATTTCCGCGTCCATAACGCAGACTTGTTTTAGAACTTCCGCTGGTTAAGACCAGGATTTCCTTAGTAAGGATATCAGTAAAATCCTGATATGTCATCTGGGTCCGCGAAGGTGCGGTCCGCGAAGGTGCGCGGATTACCTTGACTGAAGAGGATAGTGGGTGTTCATAATTCACTAATGAGATTGTACGAGATTTCCCTACACTTTCCAGAGTTATTCTCGGCCATAATCCAGACGCCGGGTTTTTGGGAGTAACCCTAGACTTTGACAGAATAATCTTTACTGAAACCCGGATATTCCGTATCGCGTCTTCTACTGGGTCACTCATAATTTTGACCTTGATAACGCTGGCTTCTAAGCCAAACTCTGTGGTATTGGGCATATACCATATACTCTTCAACCCTCCAAATTTACACCGAGTTTACCTACTTCTCTTAGAGTTATTTTAGACCGTTGTGTACGCAATGGGATTTCGACGCACCGCAAACGCTATTGTATCTCGACCTGGCGTTGAGTTTGACGAGTGGATGGAGACACTTCGTGGTCAAAACGAGGGTGCTGTCCCCCGAGACCATGTTCACCGCGTTGCTAAAACTGTTCTTCGGAAATGTGACCCGAAGCAATATCTCTTGTCGCACGCCACGATTGTAGCATCTGTTGACACTTACGCCCCAAAGAACGCCAAAATTGGTCGTAATATGGTTCAGGGCGTCCAAATCGACGTCCGTTGGCCCGACTTCCGTATTAAGCCCGAATGTCACGACATAATTAACAACAATTCTGATGCTTGGGAACGCTCACTTCTTCTTTCTACCTACCGGACATTTATCGGAGCCCACAATTATCTCGAGCATATTCAGCTTCCTGCCCTGTCGAAGGGCTTTATTGTTGATGCAATAGCTCGTGACCTTGGGAAATCAGCTTATATCGATATTCTTGTTGCTACAGATCGTAAACATCAGCAACTTGTAACAGACATTGTTGCTGGTGACATTTCGGCAATGAGCATGGGCTGCCATCTTCCTGGAACGCAGGTGTATCTCTCCGACGGTAGTCCGATCGGTATTGAAGATGTTCGTCCAAATATGGAGGTTCTGACTCAGAAGGGAAACTCCTGTCGGGTCGAAAATCTTCAAATTCGTGAAAATAGATGGAAAGTCCGGACCATTAAATCAGTCGGTCTTCCACCCATTACCTCAACAGACAATCACAACTATTACATAATTCGTTGCGAGACTGTGGAAAAGACCCGAGGTCGTGGAGGAAAGAATTCTAAACTCCATGTCGTGGAGAAGGATTATCCATTTGACTATGCAGAAGCCCGGACCATTCGGGAAGGTGACTTCCTCGCTTTCCCCATTTCACAGGACGAAGTCCAGTCTGATGTAACTCTATCAGAGGCTCGTCTGCTTGGTCTTTGGATCGGAGATGGATGGAAGTTCGAGAACAACCATGACTCCACGGTTGGTGTTGGATTTTGCCTAGATGAGTCTCACCCCGAAATCGTTCGGGAAGCGATTCAAGCGTTAGACCAAGTTGCTTGGGTGAACCGAGAGCTCCATGTTGCCATGGGAGGTAACGCTCCTCGGCCTCAGAGCACTTCCGTGTCTAATAGACGTGGGGCGTCATACCTCATGAATACCTCTCGTTCCTTCCGGGCGATCGTGGATCGTCATACTTCTGGAAGGACATCATCTGATAAGCTCATCGGGAAATCGGTGATGTCGTGGCCGAAAGACCACCAAATGGCATTCCTTTCCGGTCTTATAGACTCGGACGGGTGTGTTTCGACCAGTAAGCGCGGGACTAAGAATGTTTTTCTTAGCACTAGGAATTTAAAGCTCGCGCATCAATACATGCAGATTGCAGCTCGATGTGGCATCATTCCCACTTTCTCAGTTGCAGAACGCAGTGGCACGAAAATGCTGCCTGAGGCCGCTGGGATTGATTACCAAATCAAGCTCCGGAACTCAGATGTTGTTCGAGTTCCGTCCTTGAAGGTTCGTTCGGCTATCGGCGGAATTCGGTCCACCAAAGCTGGGCGTAATAACCGGTGGATTACCGATAAATATATTTATTCTGAAGTTAAGAAAATTGATCGATCTGACTATGCAGGGTTTGTGTATGACCTTCAGGTTGATCAAGATCATTCATATGTGGCGAATGGTGTTGGGGTTTCTAATTGCATATCCCTTTTCACTGTTTGTACAAGATGCGGGAACGTAGCATCAGACGATGCTCAACTCTGTCCGTGTGTCCTTTATCTTGGCAAAGGGACAAAATTTGCAGATGAACAGGGTATTGAACATCCTGTGGCCGAACTTATCGGCCATGCATCAGTTCCGAATTCAAATCAATTTATCGAAGCATCGTGGGTTCGTAATCCTGCTTTCCGTGGTGCAGTTCGTCGAAACATTCTTAATCCTGACAGCACTCAGGTTGCTTCCAACATCGACGAAGCTCGTAAAATTTACAGTCTTCGTTCGGAAAAGCCTCTCCCGAAGGGCATGAAGAAGGCTGCTTCGCGAATTGCTCAAGGCGAAGATCAAGATGATCAGGATCTTGACAGTTTATTTGATCAGGGCGAGGGTCAGGATCAGGGCGGTGGTCAGGATCAGGATCAGGGCGCGGATCAGGGCGCGGATCAGGGCGCGGATCAGGATCAGGGCGCGGATCAGGGTGGTGGTCAAGATTCTGGTCAACCTAAGCCTGATAAACTTGACGAGATGCTTGATAAGGTCCAAGAACAACTTTTGTCAATTTTGGTTGATAAACTAGGCGAGAAGCTCGAGCCTAAACCTGAAGACGTTGGTTCTGTTGTCGCTCCTTCTCTGGAGCGTGGAAACGATAACATAGTTCGTTCATCGAATGAATTTGACCGTCGTGTTAGAAAGACATTTCCTAAGTCTCCAAACATTCACAAGTGGGCCTCAAAACACTATCGCATAGTTCATGAAGGCGGTTCGAAGGCAGTTCGAGCATCCAAGATGACCTCGAAAGATTTGATAGTCCTTTCATGGATCGAAGATCGCGTTCGGGGACACAGTTACTCCCCCAATCTTTATAAAACTGCAATGAAGACTGGGTCGATATCTAATTTCCCGAGTAAAACCTCGTTTCTTGCCAGTTGCAAAATGAAGCTTGGACGGGATCTCTCGGTTGGTGAGGAAAAATTCCTCATCTGGAAAGGGCGGATAGCCTCCGCCTCGAATTTTTAGGTTTCTCATTAACCGTTGTTCTTCAGGAGGCATTTTATAATATGCGAGCTCGATCCACCTGGCAAAGTAATAAAAGCGAGACCCCGCGTCAGGCGGCGACTTCGCGTAAGTCTGATGTCTATACAATGAATCAGGACCATCCCCAACCATCTCCTACTGAGTATGAGAGTGGTAACCCGGATTCCTGGGCGGAGACCCCTGTCCCGGCGGAAAAGATGTCCGTTAAGGATGAGTATGACGGCGATGCCGTCAAACGGAATGACGTCGGGTTCGGTGAATTCCGTGATGACACATGGAAGCACAAGGACTCGGACCAATGGGGTGGTAAGGGTAAGTACGACAACGCCAAGGTTTCGGCTGAACGTAAGGCCATGGCTTGTGAGCGTTTGGCTCGTGCGACTCTTCGCACCTCAAACACGAATCTGATTGAGGGTGCGGCCACTGATTTTATGGCACTCCCGAACAAGTCGATCATCGCTATGTTGAAGCGTCTCGACTCCGTTTCTCCCAATGCTCTTTCGGAACAGTCAAAGTTTAAGCGTGCGCTTGCATGCACAAAGCTTGCTGCCCGTTTGCTTGGTGACGGCGCAAATGCAAAGAACGTTGAGAAACTGGGTTCGGTCATGATGTCGATTGACGACCCGACACTCAAGGCTATTGTTCAGACTGTTGCCGCTTCCCGTGTCGCTCAGGAAGAAGAGCAGGAAGAGGAGCAGGAAGAGCAGGAGGGTAAGACCTCTCAAGAACAGGAAGAGGAAGCAGAGGAAGCAGAAGAAATCACTTCTCAACAGGAACAAGAGGCGCATGACCTCTCTCCTGAAGAGATGCAGATGCTTCAATCCATGCTTGGTGATCAATGTGCGCCCGGTGCAGCAGCACCAGCAGCACCAGCAGCACCAGGTGCAGCAGCACCAGCCGATGACCTTTCGGCTCTTTTCTCTGCTGCTCCTGGCGGTGCTCCTGGCGCTGGCTCTGACATTTCGTTCAGTGACGACGACGATGATGAATCGGGTGTGCCGGTTCTTTCGTCTGATCTTGACGACCTTTTTGCTGACGACCCGGAAGTTCACGCACAACGTGAAATTCAGTCTTCTCAGCTTGAAGCCCGCAACCGTGAAAGTGGTTTCACCGGTCACGTCGCTTCGACGAAGAACGGAGCCAAGAAGCTTGGTTCTGTGCAGAAGGCGGCCAAGCCGAGCGTTGACCAGGTTCTTGAAAACCTTTGGGAAAGACCCTGATTCATTAGGTTTGATACCGTAAGGGTTTTACCTAATAATCAATATATATAAATATACGCATACAGGCACTATCTCGTAAATACTAAAACAAGGCGCTCTGAAAGAAAGATGAAGTTGGATAGCTTCGCAGGCAACTGAACTGAAGCTGCAACTGAAAACGGACTGGATGATACGTTAGACGTTAGATTTACGGCGGAAGGAACAGTAAATGGGAAATATCAATGGTCAGGCCTCGGGCGATTTTCGCTTGAGTACTTCTGCCCTGCGTATCCTATACTCGCTGGTTAAGGACTCGATTCCGAGCTTGGCCTCCGATGGATTTACGCAGAGCAACCCGAGTGTCGTTACGACGCCCTCGGCAAAGAGCACCACAATCCCTGTGAACGTCAAGAAGGGCGTTCTCGGTGGTTCGGTTGCTTTCACTCGCCCGGACGTCGGGCCGAACACGGCTGGCGGCGCAGCGCTTGTTTCTGCGGCGTTCGTGAAGAAGACCCGTCCCCTCGGACTCTTCATCAATGACGCCCTGGGCAACGCGTTTGAAAACACGCCTGGCGTGGCTTCAGGCAAGGGTCCGTTCCTACGCGGTGGTTCGGTGGGCGTCAAGCTTTACGAAACACAGGTCCAGACCACCGTTGGTGGCGGCGTAGTTGGAACAGCTCTCGTTTACGAGAACGGTGATCTGTTGTACGCGTCGGCAAATGGTCTTCTGACCAATCGCTGGCAGGATTCGTACGAAGCACAGTGGATCAACCTGTTTGCTTTGGGTAGCGGCGCTGCTGGCGTTGCTATCGAGCCGGACGTGACCCGCATGGGCACTATCCTTTCAACCCCAGACGCGACAAGCGCGGAGATGTTCCTTGCTCTCAGTTTCTGAGCAGGAACAGAAAGGATAAAGTCATGAGCTTTGGAGTTAAAGTTGTTGATAATTCGATCAAGGAACAGATCGTTGATAAGTATCTCGGTTCCGGCGCAGGCCGTCGTCGTCTTGCTTCATCGATGATCCAGTCGCTTCGCGAACGCAGGGACTACTCGTCCGTTGGTCGTAAGACCTTCTTGGTCGAGCAGCTGCCTGATGGCGCGATTCCGATTTATGATAAGGACCCCGATGTCGTTGCGTACGTCATCGGTGAAGAAGGCGAGTCGATCACGGCGGTTTCAAAGCCGCGTCGCGTGATTTTCCCGCTCTTCGAGATCGCGGCTCTGCCAAAGGCCCCGCTGACGCAGATTAAGGAGCGTCGTTACGACCTCCTGAAGCGTATGCAGGACCTTGGTAAGGCGCAGGTTCAGGCTGCAGAAGACGATCGCGTTTTCTCAATCATGGACGCAATCGCGGTGAACGGATTCGATTCGCTTCCGGGCGGAACGAACCCTGACATCCCGGTGGTAGCTCCCATCTCGCCTGCCGTCCTCGCGGACGCGTTTGCTGAGATTGAAGCGCACGACCTCCGAGTTGCTCGCGTCTACATGAATGCGACGGACTACGCGGACATCCGCAAGTTCG